TTGATGGTCATAGGTCTGTCCGCCAACGTACTTCCGATAAAAATGTCCAGCGATCTTAAAGGAATCACTGATTCCTTCCACATCATCCGTGTCTATTACTAATGTGAGCTTCATTTATAACCTCGATTTTATCTTTATTTGGAGTTAAAATATGTTCGCTAGCGGTTTCATTGCACCACATTCTCCAGATGCATTCCTCACCCATGTCAGGTGTTTCAAATATGATACCATGGTACGGTATTGACCATGACATGTCAAAAGACATGGCCATGTCGTAGTTTTTAAGCTCTGCGTATTGGACGCTAACCAGATCACCAACTTTTAACGTAGGTCTATCTTTATTTGCTTTCGTCACTATTCTGTTCCGTCGTTGTCGATTGACTTCAGATCTGCTAATGGCAGACCGTGAAGACCCCCGTTAATCAGTACGCGCGCAAATGGTTCCGGCTCAATGTCGCCCCAATGTTCTGGGACTCCGCTGGGGGTATGTCGCCAAACCTTGCTAGCGTATATTTCTGTTACCAATCCGATATGATGGTGCCACTTTACTAGATCGCCAGCTTTCATCTGTGTTCTTCCATATCATGCATGGGTATACCCTCAATCGGCAGACTTAGTGTGTTAACTTGGTGTCCTAATACTATCAGATCGCCGCGATGGATTCGGTCGCCGAATGTAAGGGCCCGATAACCCATGATTTTTGGATCGTATCGGTAAACTTCCCAGTTTTCGCTATCGTACATAGCAGCCTTGAACCATGCGCCAGCCGTAAACGAGAAGCTAGCGATTATTGCGGCTAATATAATCTCTGTCATTTTTCGTTTCGCTTTGCCTTAGCATTATTGGGGGAATCCCAGTTTCTGTTGATTAGTTGTACGTTGCCTGCTTGGAATGAGTTGCGCCTGCCTTGGTGAAATACTCTTACAATCTTTTCCCACGTGTGATACTCATCCACCACAACGGCAGGGATGGCATGCCATGGGTCTGACTCAATGTATCTCACTCTGACTAAATCGCCGATTTTCATGCGGCTGGCTCCTGTGGTTTGTTTAGAAAAGGAAAATCTGGGCGGAAAAAAATCGCGCGTGGGGCGCTGGTATATACTCTCTTCTCTCCAAACTTTTTCATCTATATTCTCGCCAATCCCGCCGTATCCGAATAGTTCCTCACCTTGTCAAGATTATTCCACTTAACGGAGAATCGGGGATCGCCATGAACATATGCAACCGCCACAATAATGCCGACTTTACCCTTCCAATAACTTCGGCGGCTCTTGCGCTTAACCAAATCACCAACTTGAAACTTAGAAATCCTTGCCATTTTATCTATTACTCGCTCTTAGTGGCGCTACGCCATTGGGGACTTCACCCTCGACCATACCGCCGTGCTTTGCAATAACATTTGTTACTATTTGGACAGGGACATATGGAAACACCTGTTCTTGGTGTGATTTGGTAGTGTCCTTCATTTCAACATAATCATCGAGCAACTCTTCATAATCCGAAGGAAACCCTACCTCAACTTCGACATATTTATCTGCATTGTTGGTACGCGGCACACAGTAAGCGTGCTGATTTGCTTGCACTGACATCTTAAAGCCATCGGCACATACAACTAGCTGATTTCTCTTATCTTCTTCCATTCTTATTCTCCGTCAAGGATCTTTTGTATTGCTTCTTGTAGTTCATACATAGATAGCGGGTCTTCGGGCAAACTATTGATAATCTGTTGGATATCATGTAACTTTTTCTGGGGTGAGATGATTTGCATTCGTGGGTTTTTGGTTTCTTGCTTTGTCTTGTCTGGGCTATTCCAGTTTGTTGTTGTTTGAAAAAGATCACGGTCGTGATATCCCATATTCGTTTGTCCTATTATTAGTAAAAGTTAAAGGTGGTGCGCCCAGCGGGATTTGAACCCGCGACATCTGCTTTATAAGAACAACGCTCTAACCCCTGAGCTATGGGCGCAGGGTGGGGGGCTAGTTTTTTATAGCGTCCGGTCTTTCGACTCTAGTTTATGTTCGGGTAAGCTATCTCCTTCTCAAATGGCTCCCGTTGAAAGACTTGAACTTTCGACCCTCTGATTAACAGTCAGATGCTCTAACCAACTGAGCTAAACGGGAATAAGTGGTACACCCTGTTGGATTTGAACCAACGACCCTCGGCTTAGAAGGCCGATGCTCTATCCAACTGAGCTAAGGGTGCAAGGTATTATGGCATTTCATATACATCGTGGTTCTGCTGGGCAGATTGTTGATTGTTCCTTCGCTGGGCATCAGCATTAGATTGCACAGAGTTTTCATAGAAATAAACAGGATGATCACCTGAAACGAGCCCAATCAACAAATCTCCATTGCTTGAACCCATCTTTGCGGCTGATAGCCACGCAGACGCTTTGTCTGGTGAACCAAGGTATCGCGAGCGAGATAGCTTGCCTTGTGGTCCTTGAAAAATAGCTGTATAAATCATTACATTTGTCTCCGACATTAAGTTAGTTTTCCTTTCTTTCTTGATCTTCTTTACATATTATAACAGATTCTGACTCCTCTGTCAACTTAATAATGTAAAAAATATCGCCCTCTTCAACATCGCAAGGGAAAGCGGTGAGAGGGATAACCGCGTACCCCGGCTGGGCTGTGGCAGGGTTCATGTTGATCTCGACGGTAGCCAGCAGATCATCTTTAGAATCAACAGTGCCAATCAGTACGAATGTAGCAAGTAATAGTTTCATATTTTCTCTTTATATATGGTGGGCTCTCTCGGGCTTGAACCGAGGACCACCCCGTTATGAGCGGGACGCTCTGACCAACTGAGCTAAGAGCCCGATTTGTTACCGACAAACCGGTGGTTTTGCAAAGAGTAGCATGTTTCGCTCTGGTTTCCAGCCAGACTGTTCAACATATTTTAATTTTGCTTGTTCAGAGTTTGATGCATCGGTATATCCGATCTCTGCATATTTTTTAGTTTTTGTATTATATTGCATTATTGTGTAAGTATCCATATTTCCTCTTTTAAGATGGTGGGTCGTCTGGGGATCGAACCCAGAACCTATTGGTTAAAAGCCAAGTGCTCTACCATTGAGCTAACAACCCGGTCATTGTGTTACTGTGTGGGTGCCTTAATCTGTTTTGGCGGCTTGCATAGACCTTCTTCGATCAAGTCCATGGCGCGACGACCAAACCAACCTTGCAGGCTCCACACAAGACCTGTGTCAATCAAGTGCTGCCATGCTTGATAGTATTCTTCTGGCTGATCATGTTCGATGAACCCTTCCGCAATACCGATTGCATCGAAATCAGACATCCATCTCTCCGTTGTGCAGTGTTTCTTCGTGCACTGTGAGCATCTCACCAGTCTCAAGTAGGTGGATTACCCAGCCGCTCTCAGTGGTTACTGCTGTATCCTCGGCGTCCTCGATCCGGATTGGAAATGCTTCAATCTCGCATCGTTCCAATAGTACGGCTGGCCCTTGATCTAGCCACACTTTTACTTGTCCCGCTTTCATATCTATCTTTTCCTTTTTTATGGTTAATGGTGCTTGAGGCGGGAATCGAACCCGCACGCCCAAAGGGCGAGAGATTTTAAGTCTCTTGTGTCTACCGTTTCCACCACTCAAGCTCTTATCACTCTCTTATAATACCACTAGTAGGGCTGAATGTCAACCACTTTGTTAGAGTTTTTTTGTCAAGAGGGTGTCAAGACAATTTGAATAGCTCTTCTTCGACAAAAAAGCGATAGCTGTGGTCTGTGCAATATACAACATAAATAAACTCGTCTGGCCACTCAGAGTACTCGGCAATATCAACTTCCACTATGATTCCATAATAAGGAGGTTCATCGAGATCATCTTCGTAGTATGGATAATAAAACTGGTAGAAAGTGTAGCTACATCGCACGAGATCGCCCACTGCATAGCGGGCTGTTGGTTCGTATTCATCCACATACTAACTATGTCGCTCATCACACTTTCTTCAGCCAATCTTGCGGGCACCAGTTAACTTCTTCCCTGACCACTGATTCATATGCGGATGGTGCCTTAAACCATCGGACTCTTGCAAACTTATATTTTGCCTTAGAACACCAGCCTTGACCGTTAAACATAAAGAAAATTTTAGCAGCTTCTGCGTTAGCACACTGCTTTATGATCTCTTCTCGATAACCTGTCTTGTCATGATATTTCTTTATTGAGTTCAACTTCTGTACGACTTCTGGCAGCGGTGTCTCTACATTCAACTCTTTGTTCATATCATCGATCTTGTCTAAAACTATTCCTAGTCCCTTATTCTTTCTCCGATACAAACAAACCAAATCCCCTACATCAACTTTGGGCATTCTTCAACCTCCATGTTATAATATAATGTATCACATATCGGCGACTGTCGCAACATTATAGTTGTCAAGAAAATGTCAGTAGTCATCGCGCTTGGGAGCCTCTAGTATCGCGTCGATATATCCAGGTGGAACCTTGGTTATGAGATAGCGCCACCCCATCCACTTTGGAAAACTAATAGCTTCTGATAAGAACTTGTCCAATGTCTGTGAAGGCTCTTCTACCTCTATTATAAGAGTGATGTGATTTCCGCCATCATCAGATTCAAATCTTACAGTATACCTGCCATCGAATACACCTGCGACATGCCGCATCAGTTTTTTCTTTGCCTCTTCTTTACCTGCTTTCTCTCCACTAAAATGTATACTAGCCATGTTGTGCCCTCCCAGTACTTAAGATTTCAATATCATCTTCGTTGCCGTCCAATATTATTAGACGGTAGTCTGGCTCGAACCCACAAGAATGAACCACTATGGCAGTGTCAACCTTGGCAGACACTTGCATAACGATACCATATCTATAGATTGGATCTGCGCCTACCAGTTTATCGGAGTGAGCTTCAAATGTGGCGTGACCTATCACCCATCGCACCAAATCGCCTTTTGAAAACTTGTCCACATAATAACTATGCGGCTATATCTCTGACAGGCTCGCTATGTGCTGTTTAAGCTCTTCGTAGCCACCAATAACGACACTTTCGTGCTCTAATTGTTGAATAACAATAGGAAAAGTGCTCCAGTTATATTGTTCTTTGATCTGCTCTCGGTAGCCTTTAGAGAAATCAGCCTCGATAAATACATATTCTCTATGAGGATATAGCTCCATCAGATCCGCACACGCGCGCAAGCAGGATGGGCAGTCAGATATCCCATATACTAAATATATCATTCCTTTAACCTCGTCTTATATACCGTAACCACTGATCGATTTGTCCGATAATCTACATGTACATCGCACCTGCCCTTAAATATGTTCCTTAAATTAGACACCGTTGCAACAGACGAAGTCCCTTCTGAGTACATAATAACTTCCGTCTGTCCTCGGTTCGCTAACTTTAAGGCATCTCGGTGGGCCGCTTTTATGGAGGAATATACACCTTTAAATGAGCGGTTATTGGTCCCGTCGAAGAGACAGTAAATATAGATATTGGTCACTGTGACGCCTCTTCGCCGATGTCCAGCAGTCCAATTGTTATTTGTACGGTTGTCTCGCAGGCTCTTAACATACGCTCCGTTTCTTGGCGCTTAGTCTCGTCTTCACCATCGCACGCTATCTTATATTGTAACTCAGCCGCTTCCAGCCGTGAGATTGATTCCATCATCATAAGCGATGCAAACATCCCAGATGTAAACTCTTCCACCCTCTCACTGATCTCGGAGAATGGACCAACTAACAGTATGTTACCTGCGTGATTCACTGTCGCCATCCAAATCTTGAAGGGTCAGGGTTAAAAATTCTTCTTGAATCTTACAATTCAAAATTTCTTTTCTCAGTGTCTCTTTTTTATCCTGCAAGATTTGTAGCTGTATCATGCAGAAGTTCTTGATCGTCTCTGTTTGATCTTTTTTCATGTTAAACCTTCTTGCAGCTTCTACATCGTGGCTGCTTGCGCTTCTCCTCTCTGGACATGCTTATCTTCTTGAAGTTGACTATCTTGTCGGTAAACATCTTCCCGCGAGCAAGTACTCGAATATCACCGCGATCGCGGTTAAATGCACCACATAAAACAACTTCATTAGTCGGAGTGTGCAGGATGTATTCTCCAGGAGTCACCTTGGTGTCTTCCTGTATCTCGATAAAGTTCATGTAAGCTCCATGCTCATTATGTTATCATATGCATCATACTTCAAATCATTCAACTTTTGTAGTGCATCTTCCCTTCTAAGGATTTTAAATGCAATATTCTCTGCTGAAAACTCTTGTTGTTTGCTCATTAGTCCTGCTCTTCTCATTGAGCGTATCTTGCCCTTTAGTCTCTCAATCGCTGCCAATGCGGGCCGAGGCTTCTTCTCGATAAACTTTTCAATCATGTTTATCTGAGTCAAGATATCATCACTCTTAGAGCGCGCGATAGCAAAGTCGAAATGTACATCAGAGGGATCTGGTGCTATTACCCAGTCATCATTGTGTACTGAGTATATTCCAGAAGACTTGTGTACATCTCCGACATTCTCCACGTACACTTCGACCTCATAGCCGAATATTCTAATATCATGTAGCTCGTTCCAGCGCATGCGTGCTGCATCAAAAAATGCTTTGACTAGTTCTGTGTCAGAATCAATTTTTGAGAAGTCTACGACCAAGTGGAGGTCAATGTCGGAGTACCTAGACCAGTTATAATTTGCAAGGCTGCCTGTGAATCTGAGATCGACCATTTCTGTGGGTATTTCGAGACCCTCTGCGAAGTCTTCTGCAATTCTTTTAAGTCGGCGTGAAACCTTCGGGACAAGCTGCTTGTCTTGCCAGAAGTGAGGTTCCAAGTTAGGTTGTTTTTCGAATGATTCTGGCTCTACATCCTCGCCTATATTGTTGGTCTGCTTGTCGAAGGTAACATGAGAGCCCATCTTATTGGTGTAGGGCGGTGTGTTTTCCTGACCGCCAACATTTAATAGTTCGTCTCGATCACTAGTGTATGAGCGTACGCGATTTAGAAAAGAGGGGTTGTTAGATTCTTCAATCTCGGACTCCTCCAGACCTGTGCCTACACTACCGCCGCCTGGGGCGCCGGGGGGTGCGGAGATATCGTCTTTATCATCCTTGCCTTTCAGCGGATCGGTGACCTTCTTCATCCCAGAGGGATTGCCCCCTTCATTGCCGCCCTGCTGAGTTAAAACTTTAATTGAATTTTTAATTCCAGCAGCGGATGCTCTCTCTTCTCTCAATAATCTAAACCACTTGTCCATGTTATAAATAGTCCGTTAAAATGTTAGTTCTACCAAGTATCGTGCGGAATTCTTCGCCAAGTATTCGTAGCAATACAAATGTATATGTAATTCGCGTCCCAGCAGATTTGCCCAACAGCACCAAGCGCCGTGGCACTTGACGGTGTTAGGTTGTTGCGCAGCCTAATAGAGTTGGCGTTGATATCCAGCGCTTCCGTGGGCTGATCTGTGTTAATTCCAATCTTGTCGTTTCCGCCGTCAACAAATAGCATGTGTGTATTGTTATCGGACTCCACTCGAAAGTCCACAAGCGAGTCAGAACTTTCGTTCACAACAACTTCGGGGACGGCGCCGTCTAATCGGAAACCTTCTCGTGTCACCCCCTGATCGTTCACTTTGAATACAATGTGTTTGTTCATGTATAATTGGGTTAATTCTAAATTGTTAGCAGCGTTGATCCAAATCTTCGCTCGGGCGGAGCCGCCCTCCTGAAGATGAATGGCGGGACGCGCGCTGTCATCGGCGCCGTTGATTGTTAGCATTTCGTCGGGCGATGTGGTGCCGATGCCGACCGCATCAGCAGTCGCATGTAGTATCTGTGAGCCGCTAGGTCGGAGTGTTATAGTGTCTTGTCCGAAGTCAACATAGGTGGCGGCGCCATCTCTATCGTCCTCGTAATATATATCACCCTTTCTGATGCTGCCAGTTGAAAACTTATAACTCATGGACTTTAACCTCCGTCATACATAGTTTGCTCACCATCTTCAAAGGTGATAATTGTTTTGTTTGTTGGGTGAGGCTTGATGTGAATTTTCAAGAAATCATCGAATGCGTCAAAGAACGCAATAGAGCCTCGGGGTGCTGGTGTTAACCAGTGAATGACTGTGTGCCCTGTCGCGAATGTTACCCCTTCGATTACTACACCCTCTCCAGAAATACCTGTCTCATCGCTCTGACGGCAAACCGTAAAAGTTCTAATACCTTCGGGCGCTCTGTTGCTAGGTCTTTTTGGCTTTAGGTCTTCGGGCTCAGTTGACAATTCTACTATATCGCTTGTGTCGCTCATGCGTCCCCCTCTGGTTCTTCTTCTGCGACTGTGTCAATGAAGACATTGCGCATGATTTCCAGCATCGCAAGTTCAGATCCTACCTCGTCTGGGCATATCTCTATTTCTTCCGACTCACTTGAGTCATTTTCGCAGAAATCATTTTTTAATTTATCTAGCTTCATCTTCATATCTTTTATTGCTGTGTCCATATCTTTAATCTTTTGCACCAGTGGTGCGTAGCAAAGTGGTCCAGTATTTTTCTTTTTGCCCATCTTGTGAACTCCTATATTATAACATACTCCAATCTATTTTGTACAACGGTATAACTATCACCATGTCTTCTAAAACGTCAACACCGTATTCGGTAGCGCCAACACTAATCGCTATTATTATTCCAATTAATTTACCTGACTCACTAAAAACCCCAGATCCTGACGAGCCGGGCCATGCGAATGAGTGTGCATAGATGTTCTCGCTCGTGTCGTGTCCTGTTATCTCTCCACCAAAGGTTAGTGGTCCCATCCCATTGGGATAACCTGTGTAATACACCGTTCTCTGGATCGCAAGCTCGCTGCTCCACTCTCTATCGAGTGGATAATCACGAGGCAATCTAATCGGCTCTCTGTCGGCAATTGGCTCAACTTCCATTATCGCATAATCTATTTGTCTATCAATGATCTTCATGTCGATACACTCAGACATGTGGTGACCAGAGAGTATGCGAACAGAGTCACAATCACTCACAATTCCGTGTCCGACTGTGATCACATAGTGGCGCGCTCCTGAGATAAAATACGTTCCGGAGGAAGAAGAGATATAGCCATCTTCGGAAATAGACATTATGTTAACAGCGCTGTTCCTAGACTTCTGTACTGTTCTGGCTGAACTCCTGTCTAATAAATCCGAGACATTATTGGGTGACTGAATCGCTTGTATGCTGGATAGTTGGTTCTGTTTCATGGACGAAAAGAACGCCAGGGCACTCAAGGAGGAAATTAGTGCGGTAGCTACAAAGATCCTACTTAAGCTATCTCTTAAGCGCCGCCACATTTTACACCTGCTTTTGGAAGCTCAAGAATACGGGAAGTTCTTTGAGTCCAGCCTTTTTAGCAAACCAGATGAGGTCTTCGCTGCCAGTAACTTTAGCGCGACCGTTCTGCCCGATAGCAAGATATACTGGGTATGTGGCACCAGTCCTAATAAAGTTTTTGTATCTGCCATCAAAGTCCATTTTGTTTCCTCGATATACTCTAGACATGTAGGGAAGCAAATCTTCAACTGGCATCATTGTGTGATATCTCATGTCAGTTGAGTCTGTCGGCGCGTCATATGCCATAACTCCACCATCTGCCCAGTCATCAATCATTGATTGCACGGCGGGTCGAGGGGTGGGTCGGCGATTACTTATGTTGCTTCTCTGAGAACCCAGCGCGCCAGCTAATCCGCCAAAGCCGCCGATGTATTCTTTCATTACCTTAGACTCGCGTACTGTGCGGATCGTACCTTGGCGATTTGTTCTGTGCATGGACGATACGGTTAGTACCTTGAGTCCTCTAATTCTGCGTAGTGCGGGGAGCAGGATTTCATCGCGGTACTCTGTGCGCGACCGGGCGCCCAACAATTCAAACTTGATATCATACAGCACATATTCTGCTTGTGCTGTTATATCTCTCTTTTTGTCCGCCACCGGACGCACGGTTGTAACTCCGGGAATGCCACGAATCTCAGTCGCTGTCTCGGACTCGCTGCCTCCCACATCTTTACTGATCGTGCAGCCAATATGTACTTCATACATGCGGAGATCATAAGAGTCGTCGACTTCGTTTAATAGGTTATCTATTCTCTCGATTTGCGATTCAATATCCTCTGAGATCTCGCCTCCGGAGTCGGCTTGATCATGGGTGGCACCCAACTTAATTAATTGAGAATGAACTCGGTCTTTAAAGTTGCGAGGCATGCCATAATTGGGGGCGGACTCGTCATCGGGTAATTCAATTTGCACATCGGGCCCATGCATACGCCATTGGCGATTGACCAAAGGTTCCATATAATACTTCCACATGATAAATTTCTGTACTTCACTCATGTTTTCGTAGTTGCTTTCGAACCATCTCACCAGTAGGATTATTCTTTTGGCGTCGGCAGAAACTGCTGGGTTATCAACAAGCTCTGAATTAGCGCCGTGGATCGATCGTATCGTCTGCGCAGCGCGCACGAACTCTTGGGGGTCCATCATTATGCGGCGGCGTGATTCGGCTTGCTCAACCAAATCACGAACCCCTTGTCTGATTATTTTATTGGCGCCGTCAATGACAATCTGTGGGTTTTCGTTCAAATACGTAAGGATGTCTTTAACAACCTCCACTTCTCCAGGCGGGGATTTGCTACTAACAGCAATAGTATAACGCCACCCGATACCCATTTTCGGATAGTTAGTACCTCTTGGTCTGTCCATGTCTGGCACGATTGCAAAGCGCGAGTCTTTGGCTAATATCAAACTCGGTGGCGCTTCTTTGTACTGATCTCCAAGTCCTAGACTAAGCTGTTTAGGATCTGGTGCGTTGTTTCTGGCATAGGCTGCTTGGATGTGCAGGGACATCGATTTATTAAGCGAATCGTTTACAATCTTTTGTGTGTCGTGTCGGCGTTCAAGACCGTCCGCATATGCTTTAGAGTATAAAGTCGCCAACGGCGCATTAAATCTGCTGCCGCCGACGGAATCTCCAACATATTGTTTAACAAGGTTGGGGATCTGCACGTCAGATGTAATGAACGGTTCTTTGCTAGCCGCCGGCCTAAACCAAAATTCAAGCGCGGTGTCTTCTTCGTACACTTGGAAGTGCTCTAGCTCCATTGATATCAGTTCTGCCTCTGCTCTATCGTATCCACTCTTTTCCACATAGTTACCTTGAACAAGCATACGTCGGAGCTTCTCTACGTGTGCGGCATGCATTTCATCAAATTCGAGAGCATCAGACACAAAGCTCGAAAGTGCAGTAACATCTCCGTCACGGGGATCGTCGCTGTAAGCAGTTTCGGTATTCCTTATGGTTATCACAAGGTGGGCGGTCGCAGGGGGCGACGGGTCGCCTGGTTCCCAATTGGGGTCAAAGCCTACCAACATTTCAACTTGGTAGTTGATTTCAGGATCTTCTCCGGGTGTTTCATAACTGAGGTCGTCTAATCCTATTTCGGAGGTGAAGTCGCTGGAGGGACCACCCCAAGCGTCTGCGGGGATCGTTTCGCGACTGTCGTCTTGGGTGGTGTCATCTGATCCCAGAGTTGGCGTGTACTCGTTATTTCTGAGTTCGAATCCTTTCCAGCCAAGGTTAATCTGGTAGTTCACATCGAAACCCATGTACAGGTAGATGTTGCTGGGATCCCCACCCATATCTTCACCAGATTCAACCGTACAACCGACGTCGGTATTCTCTGACTCATCACGATTATCGTGAAAGTTCTGTAGTTCGGCGTCAACGGCCTCCTCTACTATTGTTACCAGTTCTTCGATATCTTCACCTATGGTGATATTTGCATTGGTATTATCGTTAAGCCACTGGTTCATCTCAACAAACCCTTCGTAGTCGTCTGAGTGTTCACCAGTCTCTTCAACGCTTTCGGCGCCCCACTCATCTATAAACCACGCGATGTGTGGCCAAAATTCTTCGTCTGGTGCTCGGTTGTAACGACCTTTGATCTGGTAGACTATCATATTATCACCATTCCATGTCATTGTTACATAGGAGGATGACTCCTTGCGCTCTCCTTTTCGCTTCCGAAGCGAGATGAGCGTTCCACGGCTGTCGTCGCCGCAGTGTCCCATTCGCTCGGCTTCTACGGAACAATTAGAAGTTTGAAGATTGATCCAGTAGTAACCGTCATCAAACTGATGGATTATTTGGTCAGGATCTTCTTTGTTATCTAAGAAGTTTTTAGCCATAATAGCAAGTTCTTCAATATCGAAACCACTTCCATCAAATTTTTTAGCCTCCTTTGCCAACTCATAGTTGGTCGGATCATCATTTAAAAACGCAGCAATTGTATCATAGCGATACCACCAATTCTTGAAGCGAGACATCAGCATGTTGTTTAAATCTTCTTTTGTTGTCTCGACCTTTTCGGATGGTAGTCCGGCTTTGCTTAAGGCTTTAACTGCCTTCATAATCATCTTGCGCCATGTGCCGAAAGGTTTAGCAACGCCATTCCTTACATTCTGGATAACAAATTTGACTTTCTTTGCTGTTTCTTGTTCCTCTGGGCTCAACATCCTCCGCTCTTGTTCGGGCTTATTCATATCGAAAGGAGTGAAAGAATTTGCCTCCACGTCTCTCGGCGTTCCCTCATCTGAGAGCTTGGACGGATATACATAATCGCTGTATTCATTAACAAAGGTGTTAACGAGGGTGTACTGCAATCCTGTAAGGGTGGCACTGTTTTCTTCTTCGCTCTCCTTCCACAAATTGCCCATAAGCATCTTGGATTTTTCAGGCGCTGTAGACATCGCCTCTTCTATAAAATCAATAACTGATTCAGGAAGACCGATATCTCGCAAGCCTTCGGTGAGTGTGCGGTCTTCGTTTAAATAACGGAACCACATATCTGTAGATTTTTGCATATTTTTACCTCAACAATATAAATAGTCGCATTTTCAACTAACCGCTGGCAAAAAGGTCGGTCGTTAATAGCTTATCGGTATCTTTCCAGCTTTCTACTTCTACCGTGTGTCCATTTTCGTGTGCCTGCAAGACGACTGCTAGCGAATGATCGTTGCCTGGGAATGGGATCCGATCTCCGACAAATACAATACGATGATTCTTCAATTTGTCCTTTAGAACTTTGTGGATTACTTGTGACTTGTCGTTGCCTTTATTGAATATGTCTATACTCACGGCGCCACCAATCACAAAGTCTATGCTCTTATACTTTTTCGAGAGCTTTTCAACTATCTTCTCGCGTTCTTTAAACTTCGCGTCATATTCTTCGTACACTTTTCGCTGTTCCATCGTGGCATTTCTGCCGACAATCGAAAAGTTTACCATACCCACACGCTCTTCGTAGTGCCGGCCTGTCTTGATGTGAAACGGAGAGTCTTTAACAACCCAGTCGAGTTCTGCGTAAAAGTCTTTTTGTTTTTTGATTTCGAACTTATTCTTGTATACCTCCGTCCAAGCACTGTAGCCGTCGGACTCGTTAAAGCGGTTGCTATAGTAGGCGTTTCCCATACACGCGAACACTCCCTGTGCCTGATCCAGTATCGACCTCTTGACTTGGTTTAAGATTCTCTCAAAAGTTCCTCCGGATACTATGTATACCTCACGGCGCTCAGACCACTCTAAAAATCGTTTGGCGAATGCTGGGTCAATGACGTTTTTTGCAGGGGTCAACGTCCCGTCAACGTCAAATAAATAGATGGTTTTCATAGCTCACTTCCAGAACAATTGAATGCCAACAATGGCAAATGATAATGCGACACAGATCATAGTCTTGAGAGTAAACATACTCTCATTAAGAAAATAATAGGTAAGCAAAGGAAAGGTGAAATAAGACATACTAAAGATAAGAAATCTTGGACCCCACACTACTTGCCCCATCTCTTCATAGGCTATCTTTACGCCGTACCAGAAGCATATGCCAGTGGGAATTGAAAAGACGATTGCCGACAATAATGGCTTATCGCTCCACCAGTTCCAAACAAACTGAGAGTTTAGCTGGAACCATCCTAGGGTTTGCCCTATTGCAAACAGGGCGCATGCGAATAATAAATTAGAAGTTGGCAACGATGATCTCCTCTGCTCGTTCTTTGTGTTCTGTTTTTCTACCATACTTGTCGACCATGATTATTCGATTCTTTTTAAAGGCAGATAATACTTTTTCATTATAATCATACGTAATCACAAGTTTGTTATCTTCGTTCTTACAGAGATTTATTAGTTCTCTATGGTTAATCAGTGTTTCCTCAATTGCTGTATTTTTACCATTCTCGAATAAGTTATAATTGAAGTGACCGGCCGGCACCAAATTATAGCTTTGGGGATCTGATTTGTTGATTTGCTCCCCAAGGCTTGTTGGGGATAGGCTGAGGTGAAAGTTCTCTGGTGCCTCAAATATCTTTAACTTAGCGATCGCCGTGGCTGTTAGTTTCTTCGGATCTAATTCTCCTGACGATATTAGTCCCGTGGAGGAGCACCTGTTCATTATGTAAAACAGGCTAGCTCTAATAAAAGGACTGTCGTGCTTATGCCAAACATCTTGCAAAGTGGAGAAGATTGCCTGCCCTTCAAATCTAAGAGAATCTGACGAGACCATCGCATGCAGCCGATCAGGATCGTGCATCAGGCATGCCCAGAAAATGTACACAGGTGTACTTGACGTGTATGCGTTAACAAAGCGCTTATCATCGGCTAATGCGAATTCCAACTTCCCATCATAGAATGCATAAGAATTTATTATAGAGCCGGGTGGTATTAGATCTTTTAAGGCAGAGGCACAGCTATTCTTCTTTGTGTTATCTAATATCGGTGTCACTTGCGTCACCAGTGTCAATGTTTTCTAATTTAGACTTAAAGCTAGCTAGCTTCTCGTGCAACTCGGAATACTCTGGTATCGCGGCAGATTGTGTTGCCGCGCTAGCGTCCATTGGGTTGGGTGGTCGCTGAACGCTCTGCATCATTTGTTGGGATTTATATGTAAGGAAAGACCCAATGATCATATTGACATCGGCAAGAATAGCATCGACTTCAGATAAAGCTAAGCGTATATCGTCTACCTGACAATGGGAATCAACTGTCATCCCAATCTTTTTTAGATGCTTGCTGTTGCTGAGAGATGTTTCAAGCACCGAATAAGCTTTACTGGCTAGTCGCTGAACCTCTTCCTCTAGATCGTCGATCTTAACTGAATATTGTATGTTAACTCTTTGTGACATTTTACCCTCTTAGTAATTGTTTGTTTTGATTTAATGATTTCTCGACGAGATCAGGGGAGCCCACTACAACTATCTCTGTTCCAGTGTGACCACGATTTATCGTCAATTTTGTAAAGCGATGAGCGGTAGATAAATCCTGCGGTAAGACCCCTTGCTCATTGAGAGTCTGCATGCGGGCCTCTTCTCGGATCATTACCACGTGTTCAGGGTTTACAAAAACCTCTCTTAAGCTATATTCGCTTTTGGTTGTCAGGGTGCTGTTGTGGTGCACCTCTGTTAATTTAACTAGCATGTGATTGTCCCTTTAGTGGGTATACGTGTGTTCTTTTTACATTCCAATTACCGTCCGCATAGACGCGGTATATGTATTGACTGCTTGTGCTCAAATATACACCAGTAATTGGTCTTTCGGCTATTCGCATTTTCATTCCTCTTTCTGTCTCGCACCACATCTCAGCACCTTGCGGGATATGCACCAAATCTCCTTCAATCATGTTAAATGTCCTCCGTTTGTATGATACCATAATTAGTTGTGATTAATGTTCCAGCACAACTCGCCGCATTCTGGAGAGCGGTGATCGTCACCTTCGCTGGATCAATAACTCCGGCCTCCATCATATTAGTCGCTTGGTTAGTTAAAAAATTCCATCCACAATTCGTTTCCGAATCGGACAGAACATTTTGCACAACAAGATCTGCGGACTCCCCAGAGTTTAACGCCATCTGCCTAATGGGCTCTTCGCACGCCGCTCTGATGATCGTGGCACCTAGCGCTTGTTCTGTGCTATTTGTCGTTACGACTAGCGAGCGCGATGCTCTAAGGAGCGCAATGCCACCGCCAGGGACGATTCCACCTTCTTGAGCAGAACGAACTGCTTCAAGTGCATCTTCGATCCTGTGTTTGCGCTCAGTCATCTCTACCTCGGTTGTGCCGCCGACATTAATAACTGCTACTCCAGAGGATAATCTTACTACCCTTCCTTGAATGGTGTCGCATACTGATAGTGAATCAGTTTGTTTGATCTCACTCTTAAGTGATTCGATCTTTACTTCCACCGCCTCATAGTCACATGCACCGCCAACGATTGTTGTGCTGTACTTATTGCTCTCGATACTCTTCGAAGATCCCAAGTGCGCCATTCGTGTCTCAGAAAGTTTAACGCCACTTTCTCTAGTAATGAAGGTGGCGCCTGTAGACAGTGCTAAGTCTTCAAGAGTATTACGACGCTCTTCTCCATAGTACGGCGCTTTGATCGCCGCAACCTTGAGGGAGCCTCTCATCGCATTCATAATTAAAGCTGCGAGGGCTTGTCCTTCTACCTCTTCGGCGACAATGATGAGTGGTCTGCTTTCTCTTGCTACCATCTCCAAGACTGGCAGCACATCTTCTACTGCTGAGATCTTATAATCTGTGACGAGGATAAGCGGATTCTCATGGTACATGGTTGCGCGACGATCATCTGTAATGAACGCCCCGGCGCTGAAGCCTGAGTTGAATCGAAAGCCTTCGGTGATGTCTAAGCTAGTCTCGGTTGAACGCGACTCTTCAATAGTAATCGAACCATCTTGCCCAACTTTATCTAATGCTGTCGCAATAAGCTTTCCAATCGTCGAATCATTGTTAGCTGATATAGTTGCAATCTGCTCGATGTCATCGATACTGGTGACGGGAGTGGCCAGGTTCTTTAGATTATTAACCACCTCTTTGGTCGCCAAGTCGATGCCGCGCTGAAGCTCTGTTGGAGAGACGCCGGACGTAACAAACCTTTGGGACTCTCTAAGGATTGCCCGCGCTAGAACCGTCGAGGTAGTCGTTCCATCGCCGGCTTCGTTGTTAGTCTCAATCGCTGCTTGACGAATAATCTGCGCGCCTGCATTTTCAAATGGATCATCAAGGGCGACAAATTGCGCGACAGTGACACCATCTTTTGTAATGAAGGGTGTTTGTCCCTTCTCTTGTAGTAAGACATTTCGACCTCTCGGTCCAAGCGTGGAAGCTACGTTGTCTGCTAATACGTTGGCTCCTCTAATAATTTTCTGCTGTAATGTTTGGTTATCCGAATATTGTCTGGACATTGACACCTCTTGTAGTTATTCTTTATTATAGCCCCGAAACACTAAAATGTCAAGCACTATTTCTTAGTTTTTAAGATTTCTTTGGAACTAATATTATTTGCGTTTTCAACAGAAGCGCTAGCCAAGGAATCGTTCTCAAGGCCGCCGGCGAAGAACGTATTTAAACTGTCTGAAAGGATCTTAAGGGACTGGAAAATCTCCATTACTTCTTCGTTCAGGATCTCTCTAATGTTGCCCACTACTTTCGCAACCTCTCCGCGACCAACATTAATAGAGCCTAGGTTCAGTGTGTTCGTGGGCGGCCCTTGATTTATTGCCTGTTTTTGATTAAGAGAAAAGTGTCCCCTTGTGAGATAGCCCCAACTATTTTCCAACGCAACCCTTCTTTGGCGCGCCCCCATATCAGTGTATGCTTTTGCTGACTCTTCGGGGCTTAAAAATTCACCTTCGGCAACCATACGTTTAATCTCCTGACTACGCTTGTCGGCTAGTTTTTGCTTCTTTTGGTCGTTGATTACAGCGTTATTGGCGCCAACAATAATGGTCGCCAGCGCATCAGACCGTAACGTCCTGCCATCAGGCAATGTCAAGGAAGAATACCATTCAAGATCCTTAGTGATATCTTTTACATAATTTTTATCAAGCGCAGAACGACCCCTTACAACTCCTTTGTTGACTATTTCATCACCCAATTTAGGTTGCCAGTCTTTGAATAGATCATCATTCTTGCCATAATCTAGAGCCTGAAGTAGTTGCTGTAATTGCATTTGTGAAAGTGCTATCCCTTTTTCACTTAAAATCGCATTAAGATGTTTTATAAATAACTTTTCTAGATCCTCATCACTTGGTAAGTTGGCTTCACCGGGGAGTGTATTGGACATACTGAGACCATCAACTCTGCCGGCTTTGAGAGCGCTGGCAATCTCTTTAGGAATCCTAATGCACTGCTGTGATTTTTCTTTCGAGGAAGCAATGATATTCATAACATTTTTAAGGCTAATATCAAACTGATAGAAATCAATCTGTCCTTCTTGTTCTAGATCGTCGCCAGATAGAGTCTTCGTGCAAACGACGTAGCGCATTGCTCCGTCAATGGCGCCTGGCCATTTGGGGTCGACCAGATCTCTCACAAGATCTGTATAGCTACCACCAACCTCTAGATTGCCTTCTTTGTATAGCTTAAGACTGACTGGGATTTCTTCGCCAGTAGATCTGTCTACGTAGTCGGCAATTGTGCCTGTATTGGCTGGAATCTGATAACCATTTACGAGTGCTGCTAAGAATGATTCAAAGCTGAAGCCCGCAGAGGACGCGTTAAAGTTTGTGATAACTTTTGTTAAAGTTTTGTAGAACACAAGGTAAGAGATAGCTTGGGAAATTCTTTTAGTTCTCTCATCTCCTGCTTGAGCCTCAACCATGCTGATGCCATTTGTATAGAATTGTGAAACACTTCTGATCTTCTCGGCAAAGTCAGAACCTTGAATGTTGCCCAAGTACCCTTCAAGCAACTGTCTTTGTGGTCCTTTAATTTCTTTTGCCTCATCATCGTCAGGGGTACGCACGTCTGACCATCCGATTTCTGATACCTCAATGTTAGGGATCATTTTTAAGATCATTGATATGGCTTCCTCGTCGGAAACAGAGCTTACATCGGGGTCGTCCTGTTCGTTGGTTTGCGAGGACATCGCCTCTTCAACCATCTCCAGCAACGTACCTATATTGAGCTTGCTAACCTCTTTCAAATATTCTTCTTTTATGATCTCAGATAATTCAGACATGTTCTTCTCCTTAAATAATTATGTCAGCGATGCCCAATTCGACAGCTTCTTCGGCAGTTAAATAAACATTTACTTTGCGTTCAAGCATTTTCTTGATTTGAGACTTTGTCATTTTAGTGTTGGCAGCCAAACAACTGATATACATGTCTTGAAGTTGTTCGATTGCTTCCATCTCATTTATCATGTTGTGTAATGATCCATGGTTGGCGCCCAAGACCGAGTGGATCATAACACGACAATTTGCGCCAATCTTGCGCTTACCTTGTGTTCCGGCGGCCAAGATGAGTACTCCGGCTGACATTACCTTGCCCATTCCGATAGTGTGTATCTCATTATTCTCTTTCACGTTACGCATAATATCATATAACGAAAACATATCGTCAGCCGAGCCGCCATATGTTGACACGTAAAAATCAATCGGCTTTCGCTTTTCTGGACTTGAGTTCGCATATAAATGGTCTAAATATAGTAATCCGTGAATGACTTCTGCGACCTTTTCCTCTGTTACATCGCAGAACAAGCCGATGGTGTTCATCGGCTCGGGTTCCTCTGCGAGCATCTCCTCACTCAAGGAAGACGGATCAAGGATAACGATCTTTTGTCCGGCATCTGATGGTTCTTTGCTCTTCTCTGGCTCTTCAGCTTCTACTTCAAGCAATGTCTTGATTGCTTTCTTGATCTCTTTAATCATCTTCTTAGATTCCTTCTTTGTTGATAAAGTGTTTTATGTACTCGATACCTTCTTCGTTCAAGAAGCGCATTGCAGAATCCCAGTCATCGTACTCAATAAGGTCACGATAAAACTTGGGGTGCATATTAATTATCTCCCTAATCGACTTATCTTTATAAAGTTTTATATCAGCATCAAAATTTAATTGATATGCTTTAACGTTTCTCTCACTTTCTTCCTTGAGTCGTAGCTCATTAAGGCGCATAGCTTTGGTATATTCCAAGCTCTCTACCCCTCTAACAATTGTGTATAGTGAGAGACAATGTGAAATCTTGAGCATTACGAGCCCTAGACGTATTTCCTTGAGGAAATAAAATGTTTTACAGGTAAGATACCCGAACGCAAAAACTAACAGATACAGCCACCAAATATGTCCCATGTATGCTCCAAAAAATTAACCACTAGTGAAGACTAGTGGTTAATATTATAACAGGCTCGATATCTTTTGTCAAGTTATTTAGTGAGTCTCTTCATGATTCTCTCAGCAAGCTGATTAACGATCTCTTCCTTCTTCCCTTGGGCTTGAAGGCGCTCAGCGACACGGCGTGCCACCTCTGCGACGAGGCCGTCATCGTCATTTTCTTCGACAACTTCTTCTTCTTCGCCTTCCATCATGGGCTCTTCTGGCTCCTCTTCAGCACTCATTTCAAGTTCATCACCCCCTTCCGGTGCTTCGAGGTCGTCTTCCGCTCCCAAGTCCATCTCGTCTTCAGCCTCTCCTTCGCCACCCATTGCAGCGCGGAGTTTATCGGCCAAATCGATAATTGCTTGTGCTTCATCGTCAGAAAGCTCCATGTCGCCTTCTGGTTCAGCATCTAAAGCTGGTTCGTCGTCCATTGCTGGCTCGTCGTCCATGGGTAGTTCGTCAACAGGAGCTTCTTCAGCACCCATATCAGGTGGACCCATTTCCACTTCTTCGTCGTCCTCCGGGTCGCGAGCAGCGGGTGCTCCGTACCCCATCTCTTGAATCTTCTCCTCGCCAAGCGGACGCATGCTAGCGAGTTTCATAAAGCGGCGAAGTTCGCCCTCTGTTAGTAAAGTTTTACGAGCCATTATAAAATCTCCTTAAGGTTTTGCGAAACTCAATTGTAAATAGTGTTTAGTTGCTTATAGTTCCCTAAAATTCAAAACAACTTAAAATATTAGTGTTTTTAATCTTCCCAACTGCTTTCGTTTCTATCTGTTTTACTCTGGCAAATGATATGCCAGAGCGTTCAGCAATTTCACGCAAAGTCATTGGTCCGTTTTCATAAATAGATATCAAAGCGCAATTATGCTCTTTTTTAAAATCTATCCACATTCGGCATTCTTTATTAGGGCATGCCGTTTTTAGTTCTCTGCATTTTCGAGAACAAGATAGTAGACCGTCTTTAGTCATAGTTCTGGGTGTTCCTCTTCGATCAGATCGAATATATTGTCTATCTCTCCGTCAGTAAACCCAAAATCATTAATCTTCTGTTGTCCATCGGAGCGGAGCTTCTTAGACTTTGTTTTACGCTCCTTGGACAGAGAGCTTATTTCGTCAACATAAGATTGTATTCTATCATCTCCTGCAAGATACGCAGTTATTAGCGAGCGAAAGAACTGTGATTGTTTCAGCCCATCATGCTTCAACTTTAAAACCAATTGTGCGTGCCTGTGATCATTCTCGGTGAACACTATCCGCTTCGTTAGTTTTCCGTATTCTATCTCCGTTGACATCACCACTTCCTCGTAGTGATATGTGTATGACTTTCGGACAGGCCAGAGGTGGTTTGCACAAGAAACTGGGCTTTTGCTTGTAGTTCTTTTAGGTTTTTGGCTCCGGAGTATGAGAACCCGGAGCGAACACCTCTTTCAATGTCCTCTATGATTTTTCTAACTGGACCACGAAATGGTATTCTGCTGGTGACCCCTTCAAAGGAGGAGTATTTTCCGCGCCAACTCATTTGTGCTTCTTTGGA